GATACAAAAATGGCCGAAAAAGGGGTCAGAATCCGTTAGAATCCGTCAGTAAGGGCATTAAAAAAGCGTGCTGTAAAGCACGCTGTACTAACGGATTGTGATGGATTGTGACGGATTCTGACAATTCTGTCATTTGCCGATACAGATTATGTAAATATGTGTGTAAATATCTGTGTATTAGATTATAAAACAAAGTTTAATGGGGTGTCAGCAACAAATTAGCAACAGAATTGCAAAGACAAGGGTCGTGGAGCGGCAACCCACGACCCTGATATGAGCAAAACGGTTCAGCGATTTGCTTCGGTTTTACAAAGGTAGTTATTTTTTCAGAAAATCGCGTAATTTCGGTGCTACCTTTTTAATGGTGTAACTTATCAGAAAGAAGATTAGCAACCCGTAGAACCCGTATATTCGCGTTTTCTCCCACCACGTCAAATCCCGCTCCACTTCCACGGTATTTGTGCGGTCTCTGAACCTGTCTCGGTAAACTATGCTGTCTCGATATTCGACAGGGCGGTCAATCGGTACAGGTTTCGCCTGAGGTTTGGTTTTGAGGTCGTGAAACAACGTGCCGTCAGGATTGATGCGAGCCGTGCTTTCGGCGTAGTCATTGTCAAGGAATGACAGGCTGTCGGCGGTGGTGCGCTCTGAGGTCTGAGCAGGTATCTCCACCTTTATTGTGTCAGGCACATAGACCACGCGCTCCCTGACCTCAACACGGACACTGTCCTGTGCCGTCTCTGACGTGATGACAGAGCGGCACGGAGAACAGGCCGAAAGGCATAATGCGATTAATGAGATGAAAGCGACTTTTCCCATACGTCATTAGCGATATAACGCTTGATAGCGTCAAAGTGGAGTTTCGCGATTTCGTTTTTGCCCTCCTCAGAAAGAAGATACTCAACATCCTCTTTGTTGTCCTGAAAAAGGTTCTCAGTCAAGACGGCAGGGCAGTTTGTATTTGCAAGGAGATAGATGTCACTTTTCGTCCAACTCCACGTCCAATATTTGCCGCTTGGAACAGAGCGGTTGCCTAAGAGATTGAGTTTGGTTGCTTCATCAGTAAACAGGGCGGCACATTTCTTGGAATTGGAGGAAGCGTTCTTTGAGACAAACACGCTAAATCCTTTGGCGGTGTGCCATTTGCCGTCAGCACCTGCTGCGTTGATATGAACCGAGACAAGCAAACAATTCTTTGCCCCTACGGTCTTACATATTGCGTTTACGCGGCGGACACGCTCTTTCAGTGAGATGTCGTTCTGCTCTGATACAACAAGCCGAGCGTCCTTTCCGTCCGCTTTCAACAGAGCCTGTATGCGCTTGGCAACATCTCTCGCCCACGCATACTCTTTGAGACGACCGTCAGGCGAACACTTGCCTTTCGTGTCGTAACCGTGTCCGTTGTCAATAAGGATAATCATCAGTCTAAATTTTTTGATCTGCGTTTTCTTCGCAGGTCTCTGTTAAATTTTCTTCCTCAACATCTTCAAGCAGCTCTTCCTTTCCGACCAACTTGAAAAAGTTGAGTTTCTTTTTCACGCCCTTGTATTCAAGGTAGTTGTTGACGCACGAATTTATCTCAATGCCATAGATGATGAATAACATGGCCATGCTGACCACAGGCACGCCGATAGTTATTCCGAAAGTTCGGCTGCATACTTCGGCGAGAGTGACCCAACACAGATAATCCACCATTTTGTTGAACGTGCGCCGCCACATACGCGATGTTCGGATTTCCTCGCCGCGTTTCTTTGCGGCGAGTATTCCGAAGCGCAGGTCAACTATAACTATGACAGCCCCAAGGATTAGCCAAGGGGCGAGATGGGCGTAAAACTCACTGAGCACCATGCCCACAGCAGCCATAGCCGCTGAAAAAAGATTGTTTGTTTCGTTCATCAGTCATTTGCAAATGATTTTGTTTATGCAAAGGCAACTAAAAATGCTTGCATTACAAACACTTTTAGACTCTAAATTAGAGAGCATTGTAATCATACCACCAATAATAGTCCATAATCATAAATTCCATATCGCCGTTATTGAGCGAAGCATCATCAGAGACGTACAGGTCGAAGCCTGTATCTGACGCATTGGTGGCAGCTCCCTTGAAGTTCGCGCCGTAGCCTGTGCAGAACACCTTATAGCCTGACGGGAACAGCCCCGAAGCAAAGCGGACGTTGAAGAAGCCAGTGCTTTGCCGCGTAACGGTCATCAGAGACGCGAGATTGCGTCCGTCATAATACTTACCGTACACGTTAACCACGTTAGAATTTTTGATAACGGTCGCTCCCTTTATGCGCCCCATTGCGAGCATTCTCGGATAGCGACCTTTCAGAGCGTCAGTGTGACGGTTCTCTTCCAACGTGAAGCGGTTTGTTATCAGCCACGACCCGACATAGTCATATTGGCTTGTGGCGTATTTGAAACAGGTCAGTTCGACAACCTCCTTAGGCATAACACGGACATAGTAACCTTGTGTTGCGTCTGTAAAATTACCTGAGTGTTTGAATGTCGTACAGTATATATTATAATGAGCGTCACCGATGTTGCCCGAATTAAACAGTCGCACCACTTTGCCAAGATCTTCTTTTTCATATCCCATCGACATATTTTTGACTGATGTCTGCCGAGGAAGCCAAAAGAGATTTGCGTCAGAAATATTACCCGAATATGCGGTTGATAACTGAATGATACCATTAATTCGGACTTCGCCCCTTGTGCCGTTCAAGTACATCATAGGCTGACCTTCTTTATTTACGGCTTCACTTTCAAGCCGACCGTTACGGAAAATCCAACCTGCGATGTTGGCGTTTTCTGCCAAAAGCAACTGCGTGGCTACGCTCTCAAAGTTTGCCCCGAATGGGTTCCACTTTGAGGTGTCAGGCGGCGCAACATTGAATGTCTCGTTATTCGCATAATCGGGAGAAGCGTCAGTTCGGGCAACATAATACTTGCCGTCTGAGCCTTTGACAGCGTCCACCCTGTATCGGTTGCCATAATATCGTGCCGAGGGGTCATAAACACCTCGGTAGTTCAGTGCAGGGGAAAGTCCGTCTGCGCCGTCCTTTCCGTTAGAGCCGTTCAGTCCTGTTACTCTGACAGGAGTCGACCACGAACCTATCAAGGCGTTTGTCCTCCCTGATATTTTTGCGGTTGTCATCCAAAGATACCACCCGACAGGAACAGACGGCAGCGTTGTAATCCACCCTGACGGTGTGCGGCTTGTTTTGCTGATGTCTGGCGCAGTAACAGATGAGCCGCTGCGACAGTAACGGTGTTCGTAGTAATCTCCTTTTGCCCCTGTGTTTCCTGTTTTGCCATAACGCGCCCACAGAGCGGCTTTCGTGGGGTCTTCAGCCGACCCAACAAATGCGCCCCACTTACCGTCTGTCTTCATACGGTAGCAGACCCAACAGCACGGCTCGCTCTCTGTGACGCTCGGAGGGTTGTCAAACCAACCGCTCGGCACGAAATCTTCGGCTTGGCTGATGTCTGTCGGAGTTGCAGGGGCGGTCTCTTCGGCTGTCCGTTTATAAATGAACTCGTAGCCGTAGCCGTCCTGTCCTTGCCATTTAGACCACTGATACAGTCCCCACACAAGTTGGTCGGCGACATTGTTGTCAGCGTAAATGCCAATGTAAGCACCAGGCGTTTCGCCGTTGTTTGCCGTCCAATCGTTCACTGTCAGAGAGTTTGCAAACTTGATGTGAACATAGGCATTTTTGCCGTTTGCTCCTGTTGCGCCCTTGTCTCCTTTGAACTGACCGATGTCTTGCCACCCGATTTCTTGATTGGCAAGATAGAGATGACCGTCAGAGTTCAGAACCCACGCTTCGCCCTCTTCGGCTATGTTGTATGTGGGTCTGTATCCAACGCCGACAAGGTTTCTTAATGATGTGAAAACCCTGACGCAATCAGCGTTCAGAACCTCATCGTGATGTATCAGGTAATATTGACCTCTGACAGTGACGGCAGCAAGATAGTCGGCGCGTGTGTCGAATATTCCATAGCACGTTCCCTTGACCTTAATGGACGTGCCGTCTTCGCCACGCTCGCCTTTGATCTTCTGCATCTGCCAATCTTCCCACACGCCGTTTGTCTTACGCGAGGTTGCCATCCACATGGTTGTCTCATCAGATTCATTGCTCCACTGAGCGTTGGTGTTCGGGTGGCCGACAGGCGCGGAGGGGTTCGGCTCTGATGAAAATTCAACATCAAAGTCGGCCGTGTCTGTCATCTGTCGTGGGGAAGACCACGCCGCCTGTTGCGGTGCTTTGCCGTCAGATGAGAATATGCGAGTTGAAGCCCACAATTTCAGTTCCCCTGCAGGTATGCCGTCAGACCACCCTGCGGGTACAGGGTTAGAGTATGAGCCGCCTGACGGTGTGGCAGGTGTTCCGTTCTGTCTGATGAATACAGTGCTTTTATAGGCGGTGTTGGGGCTTATGCCGTCCATACCG